AAGACCTTCTGGCTGCAAAACGGGCGACAGCGCAAGCATACGCTAGCCAAGCCTTTTAAAAAGCACCCCTAATTTGCCATTCTTGATGCCGATATAGCAAGTGCCCTTGTATCCGTAATACATAGCGGCACGCAACCCATCAAACTTGGTGTCCTTGGGGCGGAGGGAAGGCACAAAAAATCCCCCACCCACAGGGGTCTTGTTCCACGGATAGTAAACTTTAAGCTTCTGCAAGCTTCTGCACGATCTCGTCTTCAACATCCACGGTAGGACGGCAGATCCGAAGCGCATTAACCCGCATCTGGGGACCGCGTGTTTGTGAAAGTAAATTTTTCTTGATGGGCTCCACCACGCATATCTTTGCCATCTCCGCCTTGAAATCAGAGTAACCAAAAGACCGACTAGAGCAGTATGCCTTGAGCTGCTGCTCTTCAATATAAAAGGAAATGTGCCCCGGCGGATAATCGTGCTCCACCCGTCCGGCAATTTCAGTTCGCGTAAGTGACGCATCAACAACACCACCTTCGCCAATCAGCGCCATCGTCTTGCCGTCCATAACCTTAATGACCACCAGCCGTCCGTAATAGTCGCGGATGTAGGAATTGAGGATGTCTTCTGCTGTACGAGCGCTTGCTTTGACGGTGGACCGCGTCTTTTCGACGATGCGCTTCAAGCTTTCCATCAATGTTTTAACCGGAAGGTCTATGACCCCGGCATGCTTGGTGCCGCTCAATATCCAACCCGCCACACAGGATGCAGTCCCTGCATGCCAAAAGCGTTCATCGTTTGTAAAGTTAAACTCCTTGCGGATGTCTGCAAAGATACGACTGTAGTACGTTTCTGCCAAGCCACGATTGGCAGCCAGCCAAGCGCCGTATTTTTGTCCTGCGTACCCAAAGTTATCAAAAATAAGTTTCAGAATCTCCACTTCTTGTAGATCCCAAGTAAGGGTATCCTTGACTTCCCATTGCAGCATCCGGCGCATTTCACCTTCAGAAGAATGCTTGCGTCCTCCTGACAGGTAATCCAATGTGTGGTCATTGGACGAGACAATTGCCAGCAGCCGCCATTTAGTAGTGTTCAAACGCTCTTTGTTGGCCCCCGATTCCATGCGTTCCTTGCCCTGCCCTTCACTGATATCGAATATGAAGGCGGGAAACCATTCAAAATCCTTACGGTTCTTGGATGTCACTTCGTCCGTGACAAGTGGCAGGCTGTGCAACAAGCCCGCTCTTTGCAAGGTGGTGACGGGCGACGTGGCGGGGTTGATGCGATAGCCTGTTGGGTCGCCCCACACCGATGCCGCCAGCTGAAGGGAGAGCGACTTGCCAGTACCGGAGTGTGAAGAACCGGCGCTGAACACAAGCCCGGATAATTTGCTGAACTCCATTATGGGCGAACCGAGCGCAACGCCCAAGCCAACTGCCAGAAGGTCGAAGTTTTTGCGCCGGATCAGCATGTCCACTACGCGTGTCCAATTTTCAAGGGTACCTTTTGGACGCGTGTTTGCAAGAAGGTTTTCAAGCCCCGGCATGGGCGTTGTGCGCGTGCTGCCGTCAGGGTAAAAAATCTTGCCGTTGGTAACGAAGCTTCCATCTTCCTGCCAGCCAAAACTACTGGGTACGCTTAAAGCCTTGCGGGAAGCCGACACCTCCTCTACGCATGCACGCACATAATCAAAAAGATTCCTGTCGTTATCTGCCCCATGCGCAGCGACTATGTTCTGGGAGGCAAGCGCCTTGACTGTTTCATCCTTGCTGACCACAGCGCGTTGAGGAATGGTTATTTGCGTTGTGCCTTCAGGGCGCAGCGCCACCATGTGCACGACGTGATCGCCTTGTATACTGAGCAGGTCCACGACAAAAAGATCGTATGGCACCACCAGTATTTGGCGTTTTATTCTGTTGCCCTCCGCATCTTCAGCCGTTTTCTCACGATAGATACCGCCGTTTTTGCCGTAGCTAAACCCCTTGGGGGGCGACGGACGCTGTACCGTGATGATTTCCGCCTGCGGTTCTGTGGTGGACGTAACTGCCACTTGCTTGGTTTCGGTGCTTGTCTGCAGCTCACGCCCAAGAGCAAGCGGGTTGGTGATCTTGCCCCAGTGCTGGCAGCTGGTGCAGACACCGGGGTTTTCGCTGTCCAGCTTTACGCATGGGTAGGGACCCTTAATCTCGCGTAGCTTCTGCAGCATACGGGCATCGTCATATGGATGCAATGAAGAAAGTTTTTTTGCGTACTTGTCCCCGTCTGTGCATGCCTTGGTAAGCGATAGCAGTCCGCGCCATAACGGCTCCATGCCTCCATCCGCTGCATTATGCATGTAGTACAGAAGCTGCCCACACCCGGTGCCGTTTACGCTCCGTTCCAGTATGGTCTTGAAGACAACAGCCGTATTTTCAAAAAGCCGCAGTTTGTTGCCGGTAGCAGGCGTTGGGCGTTCGCCCGGTAACACTAGGCTGGCAACAACGTGTCCGTTCAGTTTGTCTTTGACTGCGGTGAGCAGCGTAGCGTATTCAAAAATCTGACCCTCTTGCAGAATCGTGACTGGGCGCGGGTTGTCTGCCTGCTTCCAGTTCATCGTACCCGGTACGCGTAGCACCCGTGCGGCATCTGCCGTCACAGTCATATCAATTAACAGTTCTTGCTGCTTGCAAAGGCGCTTAAAATTTTCTGCTAGCAGCTTCCAATCGGCAACGGAAATGTCTTTGTCACAAGGCCAGTAGGCATGGATGCCGCCGCCGGAAGATACAATCCACGGCGCACCAAACGTATCCAAGCCGCTGCTTTGAAGGAACGTGTTTAGGGCATCCAACGCTTCTTGCTGCGTCTTGTACTTCTTCGGGTCGTTGGCGTCGCAGTCAAGATCTACAAACAGCGAACGCATATACTTGGCGTTGACGGCGGCGCGGGTGCCTTCTTCCGTAAACGCTGCTAACGCAAAATATGTATTGAACTTGCTTGCGTTAAAGCGCTCCAGCGCAGCTTCCAATTCTTTGAGGCTGTTTGCGTATACATGTTCCTTCTTTGAGGAACTCAGTTCCGCAATGCAATACACCCCCTCTGAAGGAAGTACCGCCGCCAGAAACTCCAGCGGTTGCATTTATTTTCTCCTAGACTGCCACTACGTAGAGGAATAGATATCGTCAACAAAGGCACGAAATCTTTGTATTAGTTCTTTCTGAAGCGAAAGGGGCAACGTCTTGTGTTTGAGCATGTAGTATTCCACGTAGCCCAACAACTCCCCGTCGGTCAGGTGTGAAGCTGGAATATCTGGCACGCCTTGGTCCATGCTTCTTCTGCCGTGTTAGCCTGCGCCATAATTTTAAAAAGCGCACGTGCTTTTTCTTCGTACGCTGGGGAAACGTCTGCCGCTCCAGTAAACCAGTTGTACACTGTTTGCCGGGTGGCTCCTGTCGCTTTGGCAATGCGTATTACAGACAGATTAAGAACAATAGCCTTCCGCCCCAACTCGCTTCCAAGCGAGCGGGGGGCGTTGGCAATAGCAGTTTTTAAGCGCGAGCGATACACGGCTGCATAGGGGGAGTTGCCTCCCCCTGCCTCCATTAATCGTCAGATTCCCACGCTTTGACCAAGTCTTTAACGTCCGGCTTTATGGTCGCTGCAGCCGGAGCTGGCTTGGCGTCGGCACGCAGCGTCGGCTCCGCTTCCGCACCCCCCTTACGCTTAGGCTCCGCTTTGGCGGGGGCGCTGGGACGAACGCCGGGTAACGCAGGGACGTTGTCCACTTGCGACACAGTCATTGTGATGGCGTGCTTTGCATCCACCGACTGCGCTTTTTCCTTGGCAGTTGCGTGTTCCGTAGTGGATAGCCAGCGCTCCGCTTTGAAGTACAGCTTTGGATGCGATGACTTCGTATCGAAGCGCATGCGCGTCACGACCTCATCCACGCCGATGTTGTTCGCGGCGAGGTACCGCGAATAGGATTGAAGCGGACGGTTGTCGCCTTCTTTATCGCCAAAAAGCGACTGCGAAGGAACCGTGAACTGCAGCACGTCACCGCCGGGATCGTTGGCTAGCAGAAGCGCCAGACGCTGTGAGTAGCGGCACGCCTTGGAGTCACCGTCACCGGACCCCTTCACATTCTGGGGGCAGCTGGCGCACGTAGGTGATTGCGGATTTTTAACAGCCGCATCCGGCTTTTCGCTGTCGGGCGACCAGCACTGCGGAGCTGACACCGCCTCTTCACTAAACTTCTCACCGTAGAAGGTGCGCGAGATTTTAGGCGCAGCGTTGATAATGATGACGTCAAGAAAGCGCTCGTCAATGGACGAAATTTCTTTGCCGCCCACCAGCAAGCGGAACACACCGCCCTTGAGCGATATGCGTTTGCCGCCGAATCCGCTGCCGCCGCCCATCAGCGCCTTGGTAATTTCAGATACGCCTGCGCGGTTTTTAACGAACGAGGGGATGTTGGTTAGATCAAGTGATACCACTTCATTTGCCATGTGCTTGCTCCTAGTTGGGTTTACGAACGCTTACAACGTACTCTGAATTGCTGTTCAGTCCGGGCGGAACGACACCCGGATTGTCATCTAAAAATCTTGCCATGTTGGTCTGCGCAATACGGCGCTCCAGCAAATCTAGCATTTGAGTTGTCAGCACGAATTGTTTAAATGCGTCCCAGTCGTTTGTGTCGTAGCGCGTCTTCATTGACAAAACAGCTGTGCCTTCGTCTGTGCGAACAGACTTCGTGCCCATCAACAACATCTGATCTTTCATTTCGTTGGCAATCTGGTTACGCTGCTCGATCAACACTTTTAATTCGTCCTCATACTTCCGCGTCAATTCCTGCGTTGCTTCGCGGATTTTGCGGTAAACCTTAACGAGTCGATTCATTGGTACGGTAGGGTCTAGCATATGTTCTCCTGTTATAGTTATGTCAAATATTATACAGCATTTTTACGACCTACAACTTCTTCTTCATACAGCGCAATCAATGCGGCGTGTTCCTCCACGCGGTCAGACAGGCGCTTGAACATCTTGCGTTCAATGGCGCTTCCATGCAGATGCACCACCGTAACCTTGTCAGACGTCTGCCCTAGACGGTCCAGCCTTGCTACGCATTGCAGATACGTTTCCACAGATGTAACGGGACCCCAAAACACCACAATGTCAGCGGCGGTCAGGGTAACGCCATGAGACGCAGCCTGTGGTTGAATAACCAGCACACGCGGATCTTTTTCCTCTTGAAACCGTTTGAAAGTCAGCGCCCGCTTTGTTGCGCTGATGTCTCCGTGAATTTCTTCAGCAGGGATGCCTGCCTTTGTTAGGTACGTCATAATCGTATCGATGCTATGTCTATACGAAGCAAACACCAGAACTTTGCGCCGCGTTTCGTTAAGCACTTCCTGCAACACGTTTAGCCGAGGCGTACAGTCAAACTCCACCACTTCCTTGTTATCGGTGTACGCGGCCCCGGCGCTGATTTGTAGCAACTTGTTTACACCAACAGCGGCGTTGACCGCAGTGATCGTTTCTCCTGCTGTTTGTACCATCAGCTGCGCTTTCAGCAGGTTGTAGTACTTGGATTGCTGGGTAGTCAGCGGAGCTTCCCGATCCACTTCAAGCACAGGCGGCAAGTCCAAGCACTGCTCCTTGGTAAACCGAATTGCTGGTTGCAGCGCAGCAAACACCTTATCGTTGGCGTCAGGCTTGGGTATCCACTTGAACATCGTCGCCTTATAAAGCACCTTATCCCGCCAGCCCGTAAAGAACGACGGTACGCCACCCGGATTAACCAGTCTGGCAAGCCCATATGCGTCAGCCGGAGATTGGGAAGCAGGTGTGCCTGTCATCGCCCATATGTGCGTTTTGGGAGTAAGCAGTTTATTCAGCGTCTTCCAGCGCCGGGTAGTTACGTTTTTGTAGGCGTTGGCTTCGTCAACTATGATGAGATCGAACTGTCCGTTTTTAATCACCGTATCGGCAACGAGCGGCAGTCCGTCATAATTGAGGATAACGAATTCGTAATCCTGCTGGATCATTTTTACACGGCGGCTAGCGTCGCTGTGGTGTGCTATCACAGCACTACGATGAATGATGCTGCGCCCTATGTCTGCCAACCACGACGATGTCATAATGGATAACGGGCACAGAATGAGGCAGCGCCGCACATCGCCCCGCCGCATCAAATAGTCTGCCGCCCATAAGGCGGAAAGGGTTTTGCCTGTGCCCGGTTCGCTAAACACAAACGCACGACGGTGCAGCGTAAGGAAGGCTGACGTTTCACGCTGGTGTGCGAATGGCTTGTACCGCCCCGGCCATTCGTAGTGCGCTTCAATGGGGGAAGGAACATTACGCACGCCCAAATTTTTTAAGACACGCGCTTCATCCAGCCCCCAGTGCACCAATACCTCGTGCAATCCTTCACCGATATTTCCCAGCACCCTGCTCTTTGGAATAATGGCGTACTTGCGCGGGTTGCGAGTCCGCAGTAACAGCGCTTTGTTGTCAATTATTTGCATGGTCTTTTAGTTTGTA